ACATGCTCTAAATAGCTATTATACTTTTTAGAGACATACTTATTATTCCCCGTTACTTCCTCCTTTGAAAGACCGCTAACAATTTGTTGATTTCTACGATGCATGTACCAGCCACTAAGTTCTAGTGAAAGATATAATGTTGGCATGTGCCAATCTGTATTGATTGTATCATTGTGAAAATCATATCCAAGGACAATATTTTGAGCCAATGTTGTCTTATTTGCTCCAGTAGGACCAAATATTGTTACTAGCTCACCAGGATATATATCACAGTCCTTATCATAAAGACCAAACATCTGTGCCAGGTTAATCATTCTACCTGTGAAATCAGATGTAAGTCTCTCTTCTAAGTCTTTCTGTAAATCCCGTGTTGTTTTGATATCTACTAAGTAACTCTTGTTCTTATAGTAAATACACTTAGGGTTGCAAACTGATTTTAAAATCTCATCATGGCATCCATATTGATATCCATAGTTATATGTGGATTCGACCTTTTCCATAACTATCTCTGGTTCGAGTTGGTTATCATTCCAAGCAAGCAAGGATGCTTTAGTGGCATCACTTGGTATGCCATGTCTTTTAAAATGAGATGCTATTCTTAATAATACATTATTCCTAGTGCCTTGTTGTGGACCATTATTATATAAGGTCTGTATGCAAGGTACTACATTATTAGGCTCTGAAACATGTTTCATTGTCCTAATATCAGGTACATCAGTATCTATTAAGTGTTCAAGACTACCATCTCCCCATAGGTCATGTTGACCAAATGATAGTCTTCTATCCTTAGCTAATTCAAGGATAACATTCACATCTCCGAAAAGCTCATCTACTGTAAGAGGAACTTTATACAATTTAGACTTTTTGTTTAATGTATGGGGAAGACGTATAATAGAAGTCCTACTATAAACGCTTCCATCTATTCTGAAATCGGGCAATACATTGTTTACCATAGTCTGTTTAACCATAAAAGGAAGGGTAGCTCCCGGTCTAAAGCCAAAACATTCACTACTTATATCAATGTGGTATCCCGTACCACTAAAGAATATAGCATAATTTCCATCTTTTAATTCCAGCTCGGATTGAAGATGGTATAATATAGATTGTGCTTGAGACAGGGTATATTCATTTGAATTTTGACCTTTATCAATATCAATAGGTATTGAATCGATATGTCTAGTTCCAACAAACTTTTTAAGCGTACCCTTCTTATTTATATAGTTTACAGCTTCTTCATCATATTGATATACAGATGTGTAAACAGCATCTTTCTCCCCACTTTCAAATACGATATCCCATACATCATTTATAGAAACGAGAGTCCCCCGTTTAGAGGGACTCCCGATTGCTACTTCAACATACATTAGAAACTAGTAGTTCCTTCTGTAGATGCTGTATTGACTCCATTAGTAGGAGTCGGCTGTTCTATGACCTCCTTAATAAGGTTCTTAGACTTCATAAAGGCTATGTAGCCCTCGATGTCTTTTAGACCCTTAGGAGTGTTTGGAACCAACTTAGGGAATACAGCATTATACAATTTAGACGGGTCTTTATAACCCTTTTCCTTGTAAATGTATGCTATATACTCCAATTTAGGGTCCAATGGATTAGTAACATGGTTTTGATTAAGATGATTAACGAGATTTAACTCCTCACCATCTGCATCTACCATAGTACCACCAATATCAGGACCGCCGTCAAAGCCTATAGTATCAAAAAGCCAATAAAGTCTTTTCAATAGTGTACAGGTTTTTATGTTGCCATTTGTTTCTCTATCAAAGGAACCCGCAAGTTTCATCTCTATCGGATATTGCGAATCCTCTTGTTTAAGAGTAGCAACTAGGTAGACATCAGCCCAATCAAATTGGTCTGCTCGGTCTTCCCAATCGACAATCCCTACTTTTTGAAAACCTATCCAGCTTTTACCGTTACCGGATAGCTGTAGGTCTTCAGGGCGAAAACGAGTATTACTCACTTTTCCTCCTTGTAGTTAAGGATTTCAGACGATATTACTTCATAATCAAATAGTAAAACCTTTTGAGAAAGAGGCTTTAAGCGACTGCCTACAACCCTTTCATCATAAGCTTCAAATGATATATAGTATTTACCATCTTCTTTTGATGCTGTAGTGTACCCGATTATATCAGCTTTAGCCGCTAATGAATAACCGAGTCCTCTTGGAAGTTCAGGTGCTAGTTGCACCTTCCCATCTTGTAATTGTGAAGTCTTTGAATGACTTACTAAAACAAGATTTCCACCCTTCTTCTTGATGAGAGTCTGAAACCGTTTGACAATATCTAGATTTCTACGTCTAGCTTTGCCCCAATCGGCTCCCCATTGACCCTCTCCCATAGCTGTGATACCGAGTTCATGAACGACAGAATGTTCAATCCATTCGTTAATCTGACCAACAGTATCTATTACTATAGTATCATATGGAAGTTTATCCCACTCTGTATTTAGCCATCCATAGACTTCTGCCATTGAATAAGCTGGTAACGGGGTTCCTTTATCAGCACCGGAGCGATGATTGAAACCCCGTTCTTCGGGTGGAATAACTTCAGTTTTAGGTATACCCTTCTCTGTTACCTGCTTGCCTTTATGCATTACAGGTCTTGTTGGCTGGTTTAAGCCACTAATAGCTATAGTATTAGCTCCATCAACAAAGTCAGAGCCAAGGTCAGCATCAAGTATTATGACACCATCTTGGCCCTTTGTACTCCATTTTGAAGTGGCTGTGGTTTTACCAGTTTTAGGTTGACCTAGTATAAGATAAGTCAGACCGGAAGGCATTGCTTTCCAATCCGTTGATACTTTGCGTACCTGTATCATGTGATACCTCCTTATTTAGATTTGGAGTTATTAGAGTACCAAATTCGACAATATTTGGGCTCAGGCTAGTCCAAATATAGTCATAATGTGCTAAATTTGCAACAAGATTATACACTTGAGACAGTCCTAAGGAAACAATATGCATTGTTGCAAATACAGTATGTTTCTGTGAACATGGTGCTGGTGGTACAGTATGAGTCGGAACCCATGTATCCATATAATTATCATTATCCTTTGTTACAGTAACGATTTCTACGCTTGTAGCACCCATTCTAAGGTCTATAAGGAACTCTCTTCCTTCAAACATTTTCCAATTATTATAAACCATTCTTCTTGATTCCATATCATCAGTACAGACAATCACCTTAGTAGTTAATTCTGAAAACTGAGCACCTCCAATAAAATGTTCATGTGGATGAAACTCCTGGGTATCATCAGAATAACTATCAAATAATGAATGAGCCGCTACTCTCTTCATTACAATATTTTCTGTATTAAGTGGGTAACAGGTTGTGCTAAAATTATGATTCTCTACATCATCGCCATCATATCCATGTACATCTTTCCATCCCATCATGGCTAATCCCTGTACTAAGAATGAACCAATCCCGCCTAACCCTATAATACTTATTACATCTAAGCATTCTTGAGGTATTAGGTCTTTGTTTCTTAAGAATCTACTGTCCATCAGTATGTTTCCTTTATTTTATAAGTTTTTTAAACTCAGAATTAAACTAATTAAACTAATTTTATTAGTTTCTCAAAGGTAAAGGGGGCAATCCTGGGCTATTTCCAATCCCCACATTGATAATAGCCAGGGCAACAAGCGGAGTGTATGCATGTTTATGCCCCCTTTGTAGTTTAAACTAATCCAATAGTTTGTTGATAAGGATTATCCACCCAGAGGTGTATATCCATATTAGGACATTTCTTCTTAGCCTTTTCAATTAATTCATGATAAGTAATCTTATTCATTTCATAACTTTCAACTAGCTCTTCCATTATATCCCAATCTGCTTTAGTACCACCACTATATTTACTCACTCCATAATTATAAGTACCATATCCTCCAACTGGATTAAGGTGACCAAAACCATTGTAATAAGTTGTAGTGGGTTTCTTTGCATCTTCTTTCTTCTTTATTTTCTGAATGTAATTAGCCTCAGCTTGCCAATTCTTATCTATTTCAACATTGATAAGTGGCTCTGTTGCTCCTTTGATTAGTCTGTTAAAACCAAACTGGTCTTTATATGTCAGACATGTCTCAAAGCGTTCATTCTTACTTGCTACTATTGTAGAAAAGAAGATTCCGTCCTTTGATGCTTGTTCTAGTGCTGTACTTTTATCTGTTTCACTGATAAATGCACCCATAGTATGATGACTGTGAATCAATCCAAGATAACAATCCTTCAATTCAGGTATTTTCTTATAGATTTTAGGTAAAAGTTTACCCATTTTATCACCATCTATTTCGGTTTCAGCACCACTCCCCAAGTGAATTGCCTTGAAAAACTTCAAGACAACATTCTTAGGAAAGCCTGTTTTTGTTGTTTCAACTATCTCGTACCAGGCTGGTCCGCTCCACTCTTCACTATTGAAGCGACCTAATAGATAATTGATTTTATGCAACATTCGTTCTGGGATTCCCAGGTTGAACAACCTCTTCTTCCCATCTGTAGTGTTCTTTTGCATTTTTCATTCTCCCGTTTAACTGTTTCATACAGATTTTTGTGTATCTTTCTATACCAAGACATACAAAATGGTTTACTATTCTATCCCTTGATTCTTCATCATCAATAACATTATGGAAAAGAGTAAACATATTGTCAAAGTGTGCTGTATCATCTAACATGTTTCTATCACTAAGATAGTCATCTTCAGATAATTCAACCCCAACTCTTATCAATTCATTTGCATCCCAGACTTTTTCATTATATGCAAATGTCAACATGTTCTCAAGTATGTGAAATGTATTCTGTGTAGATGAACGAGTTCCCGTATGCCATCTTGGACCATACCCTATGTAATCTAACAAAACCACATAGTAATCTTCTTCAGAAAGAAAGCCTCTATTAATGATGCTTTTCCCTCTATTTGCATTACGCATGGTTTCGAATACTTCTCCAATATCAATCATTTCAACACGAGCTTGTTGTGGTCGTAATTCCCTTGCCCTTGAATTTAAGGATTCACTCATTCTTTGTATTAAAGTAGAGAGATTCCAACCAGGAGGATAATTACCATCGCTATCTTGAACTAAATGTATACGTTTTACTGCACCATAATCCAATTTATCAACACCATAGAGCATAGTATCACCAACCAATCGCTTACTAATCCAATATGCACATCCAATTTCTTCTGTTATTATATCAGTAATCCCTGTTATCATTCGTTCTAATATGTGAATAGTAGAATTAAGTTTCTTCAACTTCCCTGATTCAGTATCCGCAGTATTCTTACTACTTATTACAGTAGCTAAATAATAATCATAAATCTTCCATTTGTAATCATCACCATTTTCATGGCATAATTGTTGAATGATATCATAATTACTTGCTAACCAACTCCAAGTAAGTTTAGGACTCCATCTGTATGATGATTCAATATTCCTAGCTAACCTTTGCCAAAGAAATGCATGTTGAAGGCATTTTTGAAAAGGAAAAAACTCACCTAAGCCACGTAGTGAATGGTTAAACATTTCATCCCAATCTCTGTAATGTCTATTTATGTCCCAATATGAATCAGACCTTGTCCATGTATTAAGAAAACTCTTAGCTACATTTATTAAGGATGGGATATCTCCAGATGAAATTGCATAAGACCATGCATTGCTCCAGCCACCTAAACATGGCTGTCCATCTGGATTAATATGCGGATGCATACTAGTTGTACCCCAATTTAATAAAGGATAAAGTCCTGTATTAGTAAAAGAACTTTGTATAGTAGACCACCATTCAGGCATGTCATTTCCTGTGTTTAATATTTTTACATTACTCGGTTGAGCACTATTAAACTGTAATGAATGTTCGGGTAAAGTATAATTAGTAGTCCCACGAAACCTAGGATGACCAATATATACTTTAAAGACTTTCTCTGTATTGTGTTCAAAATCATCCTGAATGTCATAGACATAAACTTTATTAAGAAAAGCATTTGCTGTATTCTCAGCAGTTGTCCTATCCATTCTATCGCCTTGATAGTGAGCATTACTTAGTATCCAGCTTTTTACAGCATTCTGTAGCTTATACCACTCTGACTCACTATTCGTCGTCGTTGCTTGATTCTCCATTCTCTTCCTCCTCTTCAGTTTCTTCTTCTAAACTTGTGAGAAAACTATCAACTGGGTTTGCAACCCAATTAGGAATATCGGAAATGTATTCCTCTGTACCGTCTTCCCACCCTATTTTAATTGTCCAATGTATTATTTTCATTTTATAGTCATCGGCTGGGGGATATAAATACCCCCCATAGACCGAATCTTTTCGTCTAGACTATACTCAGCCAGAAGTCACTTTATCAGTTACGAATGCGACAAAATCATCATCTCGTAAAGATGTAGTGGCTTCAGCCTTTTTAGAATTGACGTTAATTGTGGTATTATCCAACGATTGTCCCAAAGACTCTGCTATATCAGCAGGAGTGCTTGCTTCCATCGATTTAACAACACCACCAAAGGTTTGAACTAGTACTTTAGCCATATGGTCCCCTTCGATACGTCTGCGTGGTTCCTAGGTTTTCTTTCTGGGGCGTCCACGCTTCGGCTTAAGCTTTCCAATCTTTGCCGATAACGCCTCCAGTTCGAATGTTGAAAATTTATGACTACCATCAATTTTATTATTAAGTAGAGTCATACTCTTTTCAAGTTGACGGATTTTGTACCATAAGGTACGCTGTCCCTTCTTCCACGGTTTAAAGATGTTGGAAAACATCCTGTAGAGATATTTCATCTACGTCTCCTCTTCGGGTTTACATCTATTACAAATAACACGCTCTAAGCCTATTGTTGGCATCCCTTTATACTTAATACAGCTCGTCTTATAACGATTCTGACCAGTAGTAATTCTCTGCCATACAAAATTGCACTCAGGACATACCATGAGCTTTTGAAACCTTATCCAGTTTTTCCTGCCCTTTGGTTTCTGAACATGTCTTTTCTTTGTCATAAACTGGACTTCAAGTGCATCGACTATCCAAGCTGTAGTCATATCATCAAGACTT